GGCGCCATGAACATGCCTAGCACCGGCTCGGTGCGGCCTTCGATCTGGGCGGAGTCGCCCAGAGTTTCGAACACCACGTCGTCGATGTCGTCGATCAGATCGCAGAAGGCCACGGTTACATCTCCAGCAGGATCTGCGCCAGAGGCCGTGTGCACATATGCAGCGGGTTGGACTGGGCTTCACCTGCTACACCCTTATTGAAGGGTAGCGGCTCGATCTTGCTGTAGTACGGGATGCCTTGGGTGTTGACCGTTTCCATGTAGTCAGCCGGTGCGAAGGACGAGATGTACAGATCAGGAACACCTTCGGGAATCAGCAAAGCCTTATCGTCATGGACGAACGAAATGCCGGCCACCTTGCCGCGATAGCGCTCCCAGACGATCCCGCCGAACTCGAAGCTTTCACGGGCATCGCCGCGCAGGGACGCGGCCTGCATAGTATTGAGATAGGTCTCTTTGACCGACTTGTGGACGATCAGCTTGTTCCAAAAGTTCTTGCCGCAAAAGGCGCGAGAGCCAGTGCTGGTGATGCTGCCCAGCGCCTCCTCTTGCATGTCGAGCGCTTCGCCAGCGCGCACACGCAGTTCAGTGTCCGGGTTGCCCAGGCCCATCGGCAGTTTTTTGCGCTGGACGCCGAAGGTTTTATAGATGTCCAGCAGCACAGTCTTACCGTCAGCATCCAACACCTGGCCGTTCAAGGCCCCCATGCGCTGGAACTCGTGAGTGGCATCCAGTTGACGGCGAGCCTTTGCCAGACGCTTGTTGACCACATCCTGCACAGACTGCAACTCGGTACGCGAGCCAAAAGCGCGAATGCCCTGGATCTCATCAGCCTTGATGGTGAATCGTTCCGGCAGGTGCACGGTGTTGAAAGGGATCAGTTGGCGCTTGGTCGCGCCGACCACCAGGCCTGAGGCACCGCGCTCACCCGCCGGCACCAGGGCCAGAGTGTCGCCGTCCTTCTCGATCTGAACAGTGATCGTGCTGATGCCCTCTTCGCGAAACAGGCCCAGGCTGCTGATGCGGCCCGGCAAGTATTCCTGATCATTGATTGCAGCGGTCAGGGAGGAAACGCTGAACGCGTCATCTTCAAAAATGGCGATATCGGCCATGGGGTACTCTCCAGAAACGAAAAATCCCGCACTCGGCGGGATGAATAAACAGGGTGATCGTCTTAACGGACGATGATGTGGTTGACGCCCAGGGCCTTTTCGGCGGCGGGATCGAGGCCGGTCAAATGCGCTTCGCTGACTTCGGCGAGCCGCACAATGGCACGACCGCGCCTCACCACATCAGATTCGCTCAATGGCCCGTAGAGGATCGCGATGGCGTTTTCAGTGCCATCCTCTGCGGTAGGCTTATACGGCGCAAATTCGCTGGTTGCGGTGATCAGGCCCAGGATCTGGCCCGGTTCGAGCGCGGCGCCGGCGGCGACATTGATCGCTTCGCGGGAAATGTTGCCAGCACCCTCGGACAGCAGGAACTCGCCTGCGTGCATCGATTCAATTTTCATGCTCTTGCTCCTTTCGAGTTTCCGTTCTGAGCCGCCTGACGGGAGCTCCAGATTGCGTGGGTGTCGACCTGCTTGGCCTTGACCGTGGGTTCAGGGTCACTGTCCAGCGGCAGGCTGTTGTTGATTTCAAAGCCGCCGCCGCTGCCCACCAGCTTGTCGAACAGTCGCGCCCTGACTGCGGCTTCGTCCAAGCCGGCGGTGATGAATTCACCGGTCAGCTCGGGCAGTCTTGCGGCAACGCACAAACCGTGCAGGGCTTTGGCCTTGGTCAGCGCCGCCTGGATCACAACTTCGCTTTCGAGATTGGTTGATGCCAGCAGTGGTTCCACCAGGTTACTGATGCCTGCAGCAGCGCAACCTTGCGTGACCATCAGTGCCAGTTTTGCCGCGTCCACCACGGGAGCCGGCGCCGGTGGATCGTTCGGCGCTGGCAGTTCCACCTCTGGATCTTCATCGAGCTGGGCCAGCAACTCAGGCGGGGCATGCTGGAACCGCTGCAACACACTTCCCTGGCCGAGACAGGCGCTAACCTTGAGGCCGTCACCCACCTCATCAGCGAGGCCCAAGGCCACCGCTTCATTGGCCGTTAGCCAGGTTTCAGCGTTAACCATGCGCCGCAGCTCGGCCTCGTCGATGTCCGGCGCCTTGGCCTTGTAGGCCGCGATGATCGCTTCCAGCGTTTGGTCCAGCACATCGGCAACGCGGCGAAAGTCTTCCGCATCGCCACCGGTGAAGGTGTAGGGGTTGTGAATCATCAACATCGCGTTGGCAGCGATCACCACCCGGTGAGCACCGCACACCGCGACACTGGCCGCACTGGCAGCCAGCGCATCAATGCGGCCGGTGCAACGCTCACCCAAGCGCGACAGCGCGTTGTGGATCGCCAGCCCGTCGAACAGATCGCCGCCGATGCTGTTGAACGCAACGATCACCGGCGACACGCCGTCATCCATGGCGCGCAGATCCTGCACGAACTGATTGGCAGTGACACCCCAGGCGCCGATCTCGCCATACACGAAGATCTCGATGTTGCGCTGCTCGGCTTCGCCGCTGGCCTGGAGCGTATACCAGCTCTTGTCGGCGACCTTGACCTGCTTGCCCGCCTTGTCATAAACGCGGGGTTTCGTCTTTTTGCTCATGGTTGTTCCTTGTCATCAAACGTCTCGATAGCTTCAAGAGTCGTGTAGTTGAGTCCGAGGTGTGTCGCCCTGGCGAGATCGGCGGCGTTTTCCGTGTCGACCGTTTCCGCGTCGTAGCCGGTGCGCAGCACCATCTCGCTGCGCGACGCAAAACCCGCCTGCACTTCCATGCGCCGCGCCTGTACGTCCTGCACCGGCTGGATGTAGGCCCAGCCTTGCGGTACCCAACGGGTGCGCAGGTATTCGCGTCGGCGTTGCGCGTAGTCCTCCAGCACCAGGGCACCGGACAGCACCGCCATGTCCATCCAGGCAGCCCGCACCGGACGACACAACTGATGCACATACACACCAAATTGCAGTTGCTCCAGACGCCGCCGGAACTCGTTGAGCACCACCCGGAGCGCCCGGTCGTTGACCTCGCGCATGTCGCCGGTGAGGATCTCGTAAGGCGTGCCCGAACCCGCCGCCGCAGCCATCAGCTGCTGCCGCATAAAATCCGGGTAGTTGTTGCCGGCATCTGGTGGCTTGGAGAATTCCACCTCTTCACCTGGACCCAGCTCCTGCATGGTGCCGGGCTCCAAGGCGACCATAGGCGTGAAGCCGTCGCGGTCAACATTCAATGGCATGCCAGTAACGGGATCGCGAGGCTGCTGCGTAGCCTCCGGTGCCGGGCGCTTGATGAAGCCCGCGAACAGGTTCGCTACTTCCTGCCGAAACAGCACCGCATCGTCGTAATTGTCCAGGCTGCGCAGGCGCTTCAACACCGGCGCCAAGCGCGGCACGCCACGCAGCTGCCCCGGCTCCATCGGCTCGAAAATATGTAGCACCTGCGCGGCCGGTACGCGTACCAGTTGGTTGTAACCAGCATTCAACGACGAAGAATCGCGGGGATGGGCCATATACATCCAATACGCCACTCGCTTGCCGGCAGGGCTGAACTCGATCCCGGCACGGATGACATTGCCGTTTTTGGCCGTCTCGAACTTGTCGTGAGGAACAAATTCAGGGGCCAGCGCTTGCAGCTGCAGCGGCACCGCCAAACCCTCATTCAGTCCGCGCGGCCGTAACCGCACAAAACACTCACCAGCCGTTTCAACGGTGCGCGCCACCAGGGCCTGCATGCCGTAGAAATCGGTCAGCTCATCGGCGTCCGCCTCATCCACCCAGTCGTCCCACAGCTGCTGCTTCAACTTGCGCAGTGCCGCGTCATCCGTGGTTGGCCTGGGCGTGATGCCGGTGCCGATCAGATTGCTGACGCGCTTGTCGATGACGTTGAACGCATACGGGTCGTTGCGTACTGCCGCCCGAGAACGCGCACGCAGGTTGCGCAGTGCCGGGGTGTTGATGCTGTTGATACCGTTGTCGGTGGCTTCCCAACTGGCCGAACGACGGCCCTCCCCGGCGCCTTCGTAACTGGCCTTGATGTTCGACGGCAGCAAGAATCCGTTACGGGTCAGCGTCGGATAATGTCGGGCCATTAGATTCC